ATGTAAACACTAAATTATTCTTTTCAATAAAGTTATGAATATTCTTATCAATATTTTTAATACGGAAGTCAGTCCAATCTTTACTTCTTCTTGGTGCTATATACATCCCACTAACAACACAAAGAATAATATAATTCTGTATTTGTTGTAAGTCACTTGGTGTTAGTGTTTTCTTTTTGTAAAGAAGAGTAGCATTATTTTTATGTTCTGTTAGTGTATCCATAATTTCTTTCTGTTCAATCCAATTTTCTTCTTGGGTATCAGTCTTTACTTGTTTTGATATATCAGCATTATATTGGCGGACATCTCTAAGCATTTCATCTCTGTATTCTTTACTATTGGTTATAATAACAAGTGCTGATAAAGTAGTTTTTCTTTTATTAGGTGGAATATCCTTAAGATAGTCCATTACTTTTTTTGTATCTTCAAATTTTTTCATATCAAAGTCTTTATCATCATATACTTTTGTATAAAGGTTTTTCAATATAGATGCGTAAGTAGTTAATGATGAGGCACTAAGTGTGTCGCGTTTTTCCTTAATGTAATCTTTAATTTTAGAATTAGTCATTATATATATTAATACAGATATTAATTTTAATATTTATATTAATTAATTGTTTTAGTATTTAACTCTTTCATTTTTGATATGGGAATTTCAAAACATCTTTCTTCTTTACCGTTACGACCATACCGATAATCTCTAAATGTTTTAATATCAAAAGTATTGAATAGCATTTCATCGTATTCAATGTATAATACTTTGTCTGTATAACTGAATATAAAATATTGTTTCTTAGAACAATTATTATCTGCTTTATGACAAGATAGTAAAGCACTTGAATAAGCATTTGAAATTAATCTACGACTTTTTAATTCAAATCTATTACCATCATCGCACTCGTAATCCCATAAGCAATATTTGTTATTATATTTTTCTTTTGTGTTAGTTATGTTAGTGTAGTTAGGAAAAAAAAGTCGTAGGTTATTTATCATAATATCTTCGTTTGAAAGTCCAAAAGATAAATCATTAGTTACAGTTCGTTCAGTTGATTGGTGTTGTGTTAATACAGAAGTCATTAAATACTTATTATATAAATCCTTTATATTATATTATTCCTAATATATATTATTCCTAATATATATATATTTTAATTGAAAATTAAGTATTTATACGAATTTATTTGATTATTAAGATTAATATATATATAAAATAGTGAAAAAAGAGTATAAACAAGTAATTAAAAATTTTTAATTAACTCTTTATATGGTTTTATATAATAATTAAGCAGTATAAACTATTAATTATTATATTATTATGTATAAACTATTAATTTTCAGTTAAAGCAATCCTCTTTATTTGAAAAAAACAAGAAAAGTTGCCATTCCAAGTCCAACAATCTCCTATACCTCATTACTGCTTCTCTTTCATTATCGTCTTCGTAATCCGTATCCTCATCTGTGCTATCATCTGTGTAATCGTCGTAAAGGTCATCATCATCATATTCGGTATCATCGTCTGTAATATATTCATCTTCTTCATAACGAACTCCCATATCATATACTATATATATTCTTTATAAATAAAAAACGGATTATAACCCTAAATAATTTCGTTATACTAACAAATAGTTTTAGAATAAATATTATATAAGTATATTCTCCTAAATCTCACTATTGTTAGTTTCAAGTTTTTTAAGATGTTTGATAATAAATGATTGTAAAGCAATCTCTCTACAAATAAGTGTATTAATAACCTCTTGACTTTCAGTATTTAAAGCATATTTTCTATTACGAAGACCTTGATAATGAACTGCTGTGTGATAATGTTTTAATAATAGTTTAGTCATCTGGTATCTACCACAATTACATAATGAATAACTTGGATGGGTTCGTTTTTGTTCTTCGGTTAATCTTTGTCGTTGGATGTGTGTATAATTATCAATGTGGCGTCTATAATAAGTGTTGTTAGTTATTGCTGTTTTTATATCTATCAATCTATTAATGTTAATATTCATCTGTTTAAACATCTCTGCGAATTGTAAATATTGTCCTTCTTGAATTCCTATATCCTCAATCATAGAAAACATCTCAACCATAAGAGAATGTAATTGGTTCTTAGCAGTGGTTGTAGTAGTAGTATTCATTCTTATTTTAATATAACTAAGTAGTAGATACTAATTATTATATTCCTAAAAATAATTTCAATTTTTTATTTTAAACAACTTAAAGAGATTATAACATTATATAACATTCTATAAATGCCTAAAACGCCAATTAATTATTCAAACACTATTATATATAAACTTGTTTGTAAAGACTTGTTAGTTACTGATGTATATGTAGGTCATACTACTAATTTTATAGAACGAAAAAGATGTCATAAAGTTAGTTGTAATAATGAAAATAATAAACAATATAATTATAAAGTTTATCAAACAATTAGACAAAATGGAGGTTGGTATAATTGGGATATGATACAAGTTGAAGAATATTGTTGTAATAATAATAATGAAGCAACAGCAAGAGAACGCTATTGGTATGAAACATTAAACGCAAATATGAATGTTAAAGTTCCTAATAGAACTCAACAAGAATATGAAAAATATTATTATATAACTAACAAAGAAACCATAAAAGAATATCATAAAGATTGGTATGAAACTAACAAAGAAGAAATAAATAAAAATAATAAATTATGGAAAGAAAAAAATAAAGAAAAATTAAAAGAACAAATTATTTGTGAATGTGGAGGTCATTATAGAAGTGATGGAAAAAATAGACATCTTACAAGCAAAAAACATATTAATTTTATTTCTTCAATCGTTTCTCTCTAAGCATTTTCATATAATTTTTTGCGTCTTCACTTCCTTTTACGAACCTTGGTTTTTTTGTTTTTAATCCAGAACCAACTCCTATTGTTTTATCTTGGTCTAATCTATCAAGAATATTAGGTGAATGTTCTACAAGTGGATTTAAACTCTTTGATGGTATTGAAATCTCGTGTTTCTTTGAATATTTTGGAAATAATACTTTTTTAACTGCTGATACTGGAGCGTAACTGCTACTAACAATATCACTTGAAGAACGAATATTATATTCATTTTTTGGTTGATTTTCTCCTAAATATGGACTATTTACATTAATAATCTCTTTTGTATCCGCACCAAGTTTTCTCGCAAGAACAGAACCTTGACTATGTCCTAATGTAGAAATATTTTTTTTTCCATATTTGCGTTCTGCTTCATCTTGAACCTTTTTACCTTCTCTATATCTTGGTGTTAGTTCATAAGCACCCAAAGCATAAGCAATATTATTACCCCAATCAGTTATACCTTGAGTGCCTCTATGTGCTACAACTGCTTCATCTGTAATTGGATTATAATATACAACTGCTGTGGATGTTGAAAGTTTCTCATCCAACTCCCATTCACCTATTCTTGAAGATGGTTTATCTTGATATGATGCGTCTAATAATGATTTGATTTCATTTGGTTTTAATCCTTCTCCTTCTATATCATCTTTCTCTTCTTCGTTTTCGTCAATTACTAATTCTATATTTGGTTTTGGATTAGGTCTAAATGGTGGAGCATCTAAAAATCTTTTTTCTTGTAGTTTTTCTAACTTTTGTGCTTGCTTCAATTCCTTTTTTGTTCTTCTAAGTGTTTGTTCTGGAGTTTCTCTTTCTCTGCGTTTTTTCAAATTACTCTCATACTTCAACTTATTCAATGCTTCTTTTTTTTCTTCTTCGCTTCCATATTTACTAACACCTTTTGGTCTACCTCTTGGTCTTTTTTGTGGTGTTACTTTTTCTTCTTTTTCTTCTTCCTTTTTTTCTTCTTCATCTTCTTGAATAACTAATTTTACCTTTTTCTTTGGTTTTTTTGCTGCTGTTTTTTTAGGAATAACTTCTTCCTCTTTACCTAAAAGTTGAGTTTCTTGTTCTCTTTGCTTTGCGTTATATTCTATATTCTTTGGTAATATTTCTGGTCTCCCTCTCATTTTATTTGGAACATTTCTTATTTTTGGTTTTCTTCTTGGTTCTTTATCGCTTTCTTTTTGAATATCAGCAAGCATTTTTTCTAATTTTGGTATATCTTTCTTTGCGAATAGACTAATTGGTATTGGGTCTGTTTTGTTATCTACATATATTGCTCCATCAACTGCTTTTCTTGTTAGTTTAAATGGTGTTCTACCTCCTCTTGTTGAAATATGTCTTTCTTTAGTTAATGGATTAACTAATTTGTAACCATTCTTTGTTGCTACAGCAAAGTATTCTGGCAATATTAATTCGTCCGTTCCAAAAACATCTACTTTCACCTTAGGTTCTTTACTAATTTGTTCTGCTTTTTTTGAAATAATATCTTCCTTTTTCATTTGTTTTCTTTCACTTACTTTTTTTTGATATTCTACATCTCCTTTTTTCGCTTCTCTTGCGTCTTTCATTCTTTTCGCCCAATCTTTTGCTGCTTGACTTCCTTTTTCAAATTTTGGCATATATAATAAGAAAATATTAAAAAATTCATAATAACTCCTTAATTAATTAATTTATAAAGAATTAATAAAATAGTGGGAATTAAAAAACAGTGGGGTTTGAAAAATGTATCCCCACTAAATTTTTTTGATTTTTATTTTACAAAACCCTACTTTTGTATATTAATTCATACTTTTACTCTATTATTTCTTTGTTTTTTCAAAGAAAAAGAGAAAAGTGGGAAATACAGTGGAAAGTGGAAAAATATTGAAAAGAGTTATACCAATATTTTAAAAATTTTTTAAAAAAAAATTTATATTTAGAATGGAGAGTTATTAAAAATGAAATCCCCACTGTTTATTCCCCACTATTTTCCTAAACCTTTGTTAAATCAATTCTGGAACAATCATCATTCACTATTCTATGAACACCATCACCAAATACATCTATTTCTTTTCTCAATTTTGGGTCTTTTGGTTGGAAAAATTGTTTCAAAATATACTCATTCTTTTTGAAATCTGCCGATTTATTCAAATCATCAAAGAAAGACAAAAAAGTATCAGTATCATCATATATATTTTTTGAGCGATGACTAAAAGCATTAATGTAGTGTAAATAAGCAAGACAATACCAACCACAAGCATTATTCAATGCTGATTGAATATCCTTTGTATTATATGGAAAATGTTCTTTTTTTGTTAGTTTCTTATATGCTTTAATAACATCCGTTGGAGGGGCAACTCCAGTTGGGTCAAAATATAGACCTTCAACGACACCATTTGGATATTTTTGGATTTGAAAGCAAGTCCAATGGGAACCAGAGTTTAATGTTCCGTCCTCATTATATTGGTCTTGTAGATTAACTACATAGGATTTATTGTATTCTAATTTTGGTAAGGTATCTTTGAAAAAACATCCTACTAAAGGAACATCCATCTTACGAGCAAGTTCAATCATTTGCGTATCTGTCAACATTCTATATAATTAATAAAGATTTTAATTTTAATATATAACTTTATTAATTCGCTAAATAAAATTGAAAATAATTTAAAGAGAATAAGACATAATAATATATAATAAGATGCCTAAAAAACCAACCGATTATTCAAACACAATTATTTACAAAATTGTATGTAAAGATTTGTTAGTCACTGACAAATATATAGGTCATACAACCCATTTTGTTAACCGTAAATATAGTCATAAACTTCGTTGTAATAATAAAAATGATAAAAGATATAATTTAAAAATATATCAAATTATTAGAGAGAATGGTGGATTTGAAAATTGGGAAATGATTGAGATTGAAAAAATATCTTGTAATAATTCTAATGAAGCGAAAGCAAGAGAACGCTATTGGATTGAATATTTTAATTCTACTTTAAATAGTTATATTCCAAATAGAACTCAAAAAGAATGGACTGAAACTAACAAAGAACATATAAAAGATTATATAAAAGATTGGTATGAAACTAACAAAGAAGATATATTAAAATATCATAAAGAGTATTATCAAAAAAATAAAGAAATAATCAAAAATAAATATCAAGAACAAATTACTTGTGAATGTGGTTCAATATTTATGCTTAGTAATAAAGCAAGACATCTTACAAGTAAAAAACATATTGAATTTAATAAGCGGCGTAAAGTCCAGAACCAGCAACAGTTCCGCGAGCATAAGACTGAAACTGAACTGGTAATTGATTTGCCATAGCGAAATTTGCTGAGTATGGTTGAGATTGAAGCGCTGGAGGTAATACACTAACAAAACGAGAATGCTCAACTCTTGTAGGAGCACAACCTACCATTCCAAATCCAACTAATGAACGGCGTAATTTAGGATTAACACTTAATCCTCGTCCTACTCTTGAAGGTGCTGCGGCGTAAATGCCTTGACCATCCATTTCATCTTCAACCATTGTAGGTAATCTTGGTTTAATTCCCATACCAACTTTTTTCGCTACTCTTTTTACTGCTTTCTTTACGATAGGTGTTTGACTGGCAAGAACAACTGGTGCTAATTCTGGCACAGCACTTGTTATAGCAGATGAAATTAATGCTTTCTTAACAGATGGTCCAAGTTGTTTGTCTAAAGATTTATCAACAGCGGAAACCGCTTTCTTTGCTTTTGAGTAAAGACCTTTTCCTTCCATTTTAGCACCTTCACTCGCATTGACTGCTAATTCTTCTGGAGTTAATCTTATTTCACTCCCTTTATTTCTGCTAAATGAGCGAGTAATTTGAGAATAGTTTGCTGGATTAACCATTAAACAAACTCCTTCACCTTCTATTGCTGGTTTAATACGGACAGCAACACCTTTCTTCATCTTTGCCATTTGGGGTTTAGACATCTTCGCGTGGATTTTTTTAAATTCCATTATAATATTACCAAAGATAAAAAATTGCTAAATATAGATTATTTCATTTTTAATAATTTATATTTATTTGATATTTAAGTAGTTTCTATACTTACACCCTACTTCCGGATAACACATCCACCGAGATACTGACACCATATTCCAAGAAGCAAATGAGGTCAATTGCCTTAGCAGACAAGTTTTGACCGATGATTTGAACTGCTTTAGGGACACTTTCCTCAATAGGCAACATACGAGAAATATCGCAATAATGGTAGCAATACTTCATTTCGTAAGATTGCTGAGAAATGAGACCAGAAGTAAGACCATCAGTCAAGTTACCATTAACAGCATTTTGACCTACCAATTGGTTCATAAAATCTTCAAATGCTCGCGATTGAGTATTGTAAATCATATTCTGTCCACTTACAACCACATTGTAGTTGGTCAAAAGACAAAGAGGAGATGTAGTTCCAGTTCCAGCATCATCAAAAGGAGATTGATAAACTGGGACACCAAGAGGCAATCCAGTTCCAGCAACCGCAGATGAGTAGAATGGAATTAAAAGTGACGATTTAAGACCAGCAATACCGTTAGTCAAGAGAGAGTTGATAGTTCCACCAGCGGGAACATTTGTGATTTGATATTGATACACATCGGTATAAGAAATTTGTTTAACTGGATTAGACAAATAAGCACTTTCAAAAGTAGGAGAAAAAGTGTATGCTGGAATATACAAGAAGACATTTCTTGACACTTGTCCGGTTCCAACTCCACCAACAAGTGAGGTTAAAGCACTATCTAAACAAGTATTACCAACACTTACATTTGCTCTATAAGTGGTAGGACCCAAACAAACTCCACCATTGTCTGCTATTCTTGAAGCAATCATAATAGGATTTACACCTCCAACAGAGTTAGCAACACTTGTTAAACTCATAACACCACCAGCACCAGCAGTAGAAAATGAAGTAGAACAGTTATTCAAGTTAAGTGTAATTTTCAAAAAAGCACCTTTCAATAGAGGCATAGAAGCGAAAAATGAATGAAGATGTTTCAACATAATTTGTGATTGAACTGAGATTTGAATAACACCAGCGGCGGCATTATCAACACCGTTTCTCTTTTGAGAAACATACGATTTCCAAAGTTGAGCAGCAGAAGCAGCAGTCAATAAATCAGTATATGTTCCACTACCACTAACACCAGCAGTATCGTAGTTAATATATGATTGACGCTCTCTAAAACCTCTGTTACCACTTCTTGATTTAAATTTATTAAAAGCACCATCAACATCAAAACCATCATTTGCGGTAACATAATTAGTATTATTACAAGTTCCAACACCGCTTAGAGCAGCAGCACCTTCAAAAGAAAAGGATAAAGCATCATCTGGGTAAAAACCAAGAGAAGCGGAATTCACTAAAACATCATTCCAAGAAAGAGATGTCAATAATTTGAAAGTATTCCACATATTGATAAGAGGTGTCTGTTGAATAACAGTAACACCATTGTATTCGCAAGTAATGCTATGAACAATAGAACCGAACCAATTTTTTAGACCAAAAGCGTAGTCAGCAGAAGTTCCAGCAGTTTCTGGAAGAAACTGGTCATTATCTGCTGGTGTAGTTGATGCTAAAGTTAAAAGCATAGGAACTGCTAAATACGCTTCGCGGTATGACATATACTTGTTTGAGTTTGAAAGTTGACTTGTGGAAATGACTGATTGATTGGAACCATAGTTACCATTCATATCATCTAAAATATTAATCCAATCTTTCTTAACAAAAATATTAGGAGAACCTTCAATTTCGGTAGATAAGTCGTATACTAATTTATCACACATTATATATATTCCAAAGATAAAAATTTTGCCAATTTGAATTAATTAATTAATTTAATTCTATTAATTGAAAAATCCCTAAATTCCACTTTTAAAAAGTGGAGCAAAAATCCCTAAATATTTTAAAAGTATTTTCTAAAAATAAAATAGAATTGATAAATTTATATGTAATTTTTGTAAATTTAAATGTAGAATTGATAAATTTACAAAATATTTGGTTTAAATAGAAAATTTAATGTTTTTCTTTTTTCGGTCTAAAGGTTTTTGAATGTTGAGTTCACCTAATACTTTTCCAATCTTATTTGAAAGTCCCATACCTCCAATTGCTTTAGTTCTTGAAGATGGTTTCCAATTAGTCGTTTCAACAAAATCATTAACCGATGAATAGGATGATTGACCTCCTAAACCACCATCTAATAAAACATTCCCTATTCCCATACCTTTCATTCTACCTCTCGTATGTAAAGCACTTCTTTTCGCTACATTAGAAAATGGAGTTCTTACAATAGTTGTTGTCTGTCGCATAATAATATATACAAATATAAAAAAATTATAGATTATTTTTTAATTCAATCTTTCGCTTAATATTTCTTAGTCTCATCAAATTCGTATTAATAGTATTGATAAGTGTTAGTTGCTTAGTGATATCAGTCTCTTTTGCCATATCATCAGCATTCAAGTTCTTTAATGATGTCATTAGATGTTGTTGATGTTGAGACAAATTCTCATATACTTTATTCAAATAGTTTTCGCTTACTAAATCGTTGCTGTTCATTTCTATATAATTAAGTATATATTTTTTATATTTCATTTTTCGCTAAATATTTTAAACATTTTCATTTTTATTCTTAATTGCTAAAGTAATTGTAATGGAAGGGTCAGCAATTCTAATGGGTTGTAAATTCGCTCCAAGAAATTCCAAGCGAAGTTGGTTGTAAGTGCCGTCAATTAGTTTATTCCATATAAAATTGGTTGAGCGTTCATTAATAATTTCTCCAAACCCAACATTGGCAACAACCGAATAAATTAAGGATGATGGATTAGCATAAGCATTATCAATATTACTCATAGCAAGAATAATAGAACTATTGGGTTGAATATTTGGTGCGGTAGTTGAAATATAAGATAAAGTTCCAATACCATTTTTGCTAATAAAGTTAGACCCAACTGGGGGAACATATGCGTTATTTATATTTTGGTCAGTTATATATCCAGCACTAAATCCAAGTAATTGATTGAAATTTGCTGGCATAACAATTTGAGGATTTTGATTTGTAGGAGTAAAAAAAGCAGCATTTGTTGTAGTCATCCCTTCATATTGAGTTCCAACATTTCCAGTATAAACACCAGCAGCAAGAGTAAATTGCCCAATTACTGGAATTAGATATGTATTGATTTGAACTGCGTAACGAGTTGTATTTGTTAGTATCTCAGCAAAATAAACATTTTGACCATTAAGTGTTAAATAATGTCCATTGGCAATAAAAGTAAATTGGAGTAATTGATTAATTTGCGAAACTTCGTATAGACCATCTGGAATTGTTATGGTATATGTTGTTCCACCCCAAATATAACTAAAAACATTATTACCTAATTCTGCGGTGATATTGAACCAACTATAATACATAGTAATAGAATTTACAGCAATATAATCGTCTTTGAAAAAAACACTATTGGGAAATCTATATACGAATTTATTATTAAAACCATCTGGAATAAGATTTGATTGACTAATTACAAGGGTTCTCATTATATTATAAATAGAGATTATATTTTTAATAATATAATTTATTTTTTATAAACACTAACTTTTTTTGCTAAATGTTTGGTTGTTGGTTCAACTTTTATACCTAAATTAACTGGAACATTTGAAGCACCAAAGAAAAAAGGTGGTTGTTGTGATGCCGAAGCAGTTTGACTTTGAAAACCATTAGGGTATAATACTTTTGGATGAAACATTATATATTAGTGTAAGATAATAATTCTTGCTAATATATCTAAATAAAATATATATTAACATTTTGTTAGTTTATTAGTTTATAACTTTGGTTTTTCACTTTCTCTACAAATCATACAAATTCTATATTCATCAACAGTTTTAAGTTGAAGATAACAAGTATAACAAGAATGATGACTACAGTTTCTCATTTTTTGTTGTTTTTTATTAGGTTTATTATTATTGTAATAATCATAACATATACAACACCGTTCAAAATGAATATCTTTATCCCAACTCATAAAAGCATTAAAGAACTCAGTGTCTTTATAACCTAATTCTAAAAACATAAACTCCCAATCAGTTTTATCAAATTTTGTATTACGCCAACAACTATCTTCTACTAATTCTTCAAAACTATCAAATTGTCTGTCTCTTTCTTGTTCCGTGATTATAGCGAATACTGGGTGTTCTTCCATAAGCATTTTATATTTTTGATAATCTTTATTCTTTCGGTTGAGTAACATTTTTGCTTGTTTCTCTTGCGATTTTAATTCTTTAATCTGTTCTTTAATCTCAGTTGTAGACGACATTGTATAGTATATATCAATTATATTATTCCTAAAAATAATTTCAATTTTTTTTATTTTCCTAATTAAATTGGGGTAACTAAAAATTTTATTTTTGTTTGATGTTTTGTTTTCAATTTGGTCAAAATAGAATTAATACTAACAAAATATATATTTACAAATTTTATTTTAAAGTTTCTATACATACTTTTTCCTTTTTTTCCGTTTTTCCGCTTTTTTTAAACTCCCTTATACTTTTTGAATTTCTAAGAGATACTTTTGAAACTGCGGAAAAACGGAAAAAGCGGAAATAATCCTAAAAACATTTAATAACCTAATTCAGCAAGTGTCATTAATAAATCTTTTGTCTGTCCACTTGGAAGTAATTTATTTCTTGAGAGTTTCAATATCAACAACTTGAACTCTTTTACCATTTGGGCATTATCATTACCAGCGAGGATTTGACCTTTAAGTATTTCAAAACGATTAGTGTCTTCTTCATTTTTGTTTAACTTGGGTGCTGGTAATCGCAAACGACTATCAATATTTGAAAACTCACTTAGTCTATGTATATATGCTCTTTCATCATCATCCAAGTCACTATAATCTTCAAAAGAATGTAATGAACCGCCAATCATATTTGTTAGTATTTTTTGAACTTTAGGAGAAATTCTTTGAGATGGAAACTGAGAAATGACAGAACCACTTGGTCGTTTGATTGCCAATACACCTTTATCCAATCTATTTTTGTTAATTACAAAACGACCAAATGGAATAAACTTTTTATCTTGTGGAACTGCCTTTTTAAAATCAATTTGGTCTAATTTAATTATTTCTCCTCTCTGTTCTTTACGAATTCCACCATTCGCAACTTTTAGTTGAGTTCCAACACCGCAACCTCTTATTCCAAATCGTTTCATTTTAAATGGTTTCATTCCTTTTCCTTCTATATCTTCAGTTGGTTGATATGCTGGACTTCTTGGTGTTATAAATTGTCTATCTTCTTTTCCACTGCTTGATTGTCTTGATGTTTTTGGTCTAATTAAAAAAGGTTCTTCATCTACTTCTTCAAATCCAGCATTTCTTGATATTCTTTCTTGTATATCTAATGGTTCAAAGTCATCTCCATATCGTTTATCTCCATAAGTAGTTGTCTTCATAGGTTTAGCATATTGAGATAACAAATCATTATTTTCAACAACCCATTTGGTCGCACCAGTTCCAGTTCTAATTTTTGAATATCCACCACTTACTTGTTCTTCTGGAACTCCACTATCATCTAAATATTGTTTTGCCTCATTGACCCATCTAATAGCATCAGCACTTGAATAACCATTTACAAACATTTTTATTTTAGGTGTTCCTTTGGTTTGAGGTATAGAACCTAAATCTGGATTTATATCTTCTACATCGCCACTATACACTGCTTCTGCCAAAGGTAGTTCTTGTAATGGTTCAGCATCTTTTTCTGCTTGACGAATAGCATCAGTAATTACTTGAACTTGTTGTAATGTTTCATCATTCAATTCAGTTAATTCTTGAAGACGAACTAACACATATCTTATTTCCTCACTTTGAATATCACCTCTATCAACTAAATTCTGTAATGTTATTCCTAAATCAATAATCTCATCACTTGTTGGTAAGGTTTCAACTATATTATTAATATCAGTTGATATCATTGCTAATGTATTCGCACTTTGAATGCGTCCATCTCTAATATCATTTTCAATCTTTGGGATTAAACTAACAACTTCTCGTATTTCTTCAAGATTTGAAACTATATTACTAACTCCTCTTCCATATCCAGATAAAGAACCTAATAAATTTTGTAAGTCTGTAATATCATCCATACTAACAAGTGTGTCTCTTAATGTCTCAAAAGATGCTCTTAAAGCGTCTCCACTTTCTTGAGTAAGACCAAATTCTACTCCTAAATTACTTTCAAACTTCGCCATATATCTTCTAAAATAGGGCAAAAATATAGCAGACTGAATACCGTAACGAAATCTCTTTTTAATATCCTCACTAATTGGAACTATATTTTGGGCAAGAAAAACAAGTTCATCTTCGTCTAATTGATTGACAATTGATTGTGCTTCAATTCCATCGGTAATAGTTTTCAACTCACCTTGAACATCTAATCTTAGTTTAAATAAATCTGCTAACTTTTCACTTGATAATCTATAATCAGTTAATTCAGTAGGCACTTGACCAGTTCTTTGGAACATCTTATTTGCTTGTATGTTGACATCGTCGTTCTTTGCTTGTAGTTTTAAGTTCGCTAAATAGGCATCGCGAAATTTGCGAACATCTAAAGGGTTATTAGTTGGAAATCCACTCATTGTATATTTACAATAGAAAAAAAAATTATATTAATGTTTTAATAATTAATATAATTGAATTTGTATTTTTATTGTAGATATGTCTAAATAATTTCTATTTGCTCATTTTGGGATAATAATGATTGTTGTTTTTTTTCCTTTCGTTTTTTTCTGTATTCTCTTTGATATATTTTAATAGCATTTTTGTTAGTTTGTTTATATTTTTTTTGATATTTTTTAATAGCATCTTTTTTATTATATTGTTTTAGATATTCATCTCTTGTTAGTCCAGTTCCACAACACATCATATTTAAAGTTGCTCCTAATTCTAATCTATAATATTCTTCTCTAATATGTGCTTGTAGTTTAGTAGTTGTTTCTTCCATTTCTTCAATTACTACCATTCGCCAGTTGTCCCATCCACCATTCGCTCTAATGGTTTGATAAATTTTATTATTATAATTATTATCATTTTCAGTATTACAACAAAATTTATGTTTATATTTTCTTTTTCTAAAACATTTTGTAGAACCAACATAAAAATCAGTTACACTAACATCATTACATACTATTTTATAAATACAATACACCATTGTTGCTTAATGTCTCTATAAGTCTCTAAGTTATTTTAATATATTATTTTTCTAAAGGAACTATCTTATGGGTGTTTGGCATACAGTATATGGGATATTGAGAGTAATTCGCATCTTGTCTCAATAGGTCATCACAAACAAGAATATTAAATTGTTCGTTTGTATTATCTTCATTTTCTTCCATTTTTAATCTAATTCTACTCTCTAATTCGGTTCGTTTTCTTTTATCCAAGTAACGAGGGTTCATCATTACATTCAATCCCATATCTGCTAAACACAGCATTTTACACTTCATTACCTTTTCTTTCCAGCGTTGATGGTCCATATCAATCCCATCAGCATATACGCAAACTTCATCTATTGGCAACACTTCCTTGATATCATAAACATTTTCTTTACTATTTTCAGTCATTCTATATAATTAATAAAGAAATTAATTTTTATATTTTGATTTAATTTATTTAATAAACTAACAAAATTATCGCCAAAGAATTTCTCTTGCCAAATTATTTGCTGAGTATTTATCTTTTTTCCAATCACCTTTAATACTTTCAGTTCGTTTCAAATATGCTAATTGTCTTTTTTTGTCTTTATGTTTAGTAAAATCTTGAAATTTCATTGCTCCAAAATGTATCCATTTTCCATCTGGTCTTTGAACCATATATTTTTTAGTTTTTTTAGTGCTAAGAGCAAATACAATATCTTTCTTCAAATACTTAATAGCATTATCTAATGCTTTATCTGGATTTGAATAAAGTAATATTTCTTTTTTTTTATTTTTATCTAAACCTTTCAATCCTTCACCTTCCATCTCTTTATATGATTTGGAACAATTTTTATCTTTTAATGCGGTCGCATAACTAATATTATTTTTGGTTGAATAATCTTTTACAAATGAAATCCAAGCACTCATTCTTATATATACTAACAAATTATTTTATATTAAATTAAGTAAATTATTTCTACAAATAGGACATCGTTTAACTGCTAATTTATTATAACACTCTAAACATATTTCTTTATGACTACACTTAAAAAACCCATTTTGATATATATCTTTGTTAGTTTCATAACATATATTACATTCATTAATTAAATTAATAATATCTGGTTTAATTCGTTGGTCTTCAACTACTACATAAAAATGAACCAAATTAACATCTTCTGTTCGTTTAATTCCTATAACTTTATTTTTAGGATACTTTTTGAGATATTTATGTTCTTCTCCATCTAAACAATAAAATCCTTTTAAAGTTTCTATTGTATGAGTATCATCAATAGTAATAGTTTTATTTTTTCTTCTTAAATAGAATTTTACTCGTAACCCATAATTTTCTTTTTTTTTATATGAAGTTAAAAAATACTCATATTCATTATGAGTATTTAGTTGAGTATCATTAAAAAATTCGTATAAACATTCATACGACAATCTTTCTAACTTTAGTCTCTTTTTATTTAAATTTTCATATCCTAAATAATTTTTATCATAATTATATATTAATAATTCCATATTAACTATATTAATATTTATATTTATTTTATTTTTATAAACTAACAAATTATTTTAAAAATGTTTTTGGAATTATATGAATATCTGTCTTGTTAGTATTATTTTTCTTTAAAACTATGAAATAGTAAGTGCCATACCAATAATTTGTATTTAATATGGTTATAGCACTAATTGTAAACCCTTGTTTTTCTAATTTTGTTAATCTATATGGAGTTAAAGCGTTGAATGCTGTAGCGTTAATTAAAAACCCAAGTGTATTTAAATTTTTGTAGTTTAAAGTAAAATAATCTAAAAAAAAGAAGACAGCATTCTTGTATTCCTTATCACCATTCTTATTTGGTATAAACGATTTAAATGGAGGGTTTGTATAGATACAAGTAATATCATCTTTTTCTTTAAAATCAAATATATCCTTATCTTCCTCTATCTCGCACCAATATTTAATTGAGCAATCAACTTGTTTAAAAAGAGATGCTTCTCCTAAAAACGGTTCTAAAAATATTTCTTCTTTATTGATTGGATTTAATCGTAGTAACTCTGCCCACACATCTTGTCTTGTTTGGATTTCTTCATACGAACACATATTCATTATTATATATTATTATATTATATCTTTATGTTAGTTTATACTTTAATATCTTCCTTTAACATTAAAAGTTGTTCTTTTTTTTGTTTATTTCTTGCTCTGCGTTTTTCATTAATTTTATCTTTATTTTGCTGATAATATTCTTTTAAATGTTCTTTATTTTTATTTTTCCATTCTTTATGTTTTTCATTTCTTTGTTCCTTATTTTGTTGATAATATTCTTTTACTTTTTCTAAAATTTGTTCCTTGTTTTGTTGATAATATTCTTTTTTATGTTCTAAAATTTGTTCCTTGTTTTCATTATAATATTCTTTAACTTGTTCTGTATTTTCATCATACCATTTTTTATGATACTCTGTTATATATTCTTTATTTTGTTCATAATATTCTTTTTTATATTCTTGTTGAGTTCTACCAGCAATTCGTTTATTAACGCAATCATATGTTCTAATATAATAACCTTCTCGTTGTAATAATTCCTCTTTGGTATTACAAGGATAATTTTCAACTAATTCTATTTTAGCACTTGTTAGTTCTAAAATTTTAAAAGATGTAATGTAGTTACCTTTACCTTCTTTATATTTTTTATAATTAGTTCTATGACCTACTATTCTGCGACTTAAAGTATCGCAAGTAGAACCATAATATACCTCATCGTTCTCGTATGAATATATTTTATAAATCTTTCCATTTTGATAATCTGGCATATACTTTATTATACTTTATTATACTTTATTGTCTTTAAATAGTTTCAATTTTATATTAGAAGTCCTTCCAAAAAAATAAGCAGTTCTGGATAATCTTGATAGTATAAACGACCAGTCTTTGTTAGTTTGTCTTTATAGCAAGTGAATTGACTTGCTTTAATTTTTTCCTTCACATTTTTTATTCGTTTTTTTAATAATTTTGTATTTTCATAAGAAGTAGGAGGATAATATTTATATCCTTTACCATTAATTATAACAGTTTCCATTTACATATTAGGAATGTTTATCTTTAAGTCGTTTTAGGAGAATATTTAGGATTAATATAAAAAATTGAAATGTTTTAATAATATATACTTAGAAGTAATTTATCCTAAATATATATGATGTCCTCGCTCGCAGAATTTATTCCAATTGAATTAGTCAATCATATTTTATCTTTTAGACCGCGTCATCCAGATGCTTGTATAATTAAGAAGTATAAAGAACGAATTATTGAATTTGAAGAAGAACATTTTAAACAAATGACTTTTCAAGAAATTAATGAAAAATCTACATATCATACTCTATTCAGTCGTTACATAATACCTAATTGTATATATAAGATAAAAACTCAGTTTTATAAAAATAGCAATGTCTTTTATTGGGGTCGTTATTATACCGAAAAAACAGCATTTAATGATTTTGTTAATTATATATTTGATATAAACGAAGGTGAAATATATGAAATAAGAATTGTTAGTATTAATAATGATAGTCTTGAAGAACATACGGTAGATTGTTATTGTAATCCTCATACTAATCCTAATTATCAAGAAGAACGCGAAGACGAAAACGAAAGTGAAGAATGGTTTGAAGAAGAATTTGAAGATAGCGAAGAAGAAAAGGAAGAATATTTTGAAGAAGATTTTGATTTTTAGGAAAACAGTGGAAAAAAACAGTGGAGATTTCATTTTTAATAACTCTCCATTCTAAATATAAATTTTTTTTAAAAAAATTCTCAAAAGTTTGGCAAAACTCTTTTCAATATTTTTCCACTTCCCACTGTATTTCCCACTTTTCTCTTTTTCTTTGAAAAAACAAAAAAATAATAGAGTAAAAGTAGGGTTTTGTATACAAAAGTAGGGTTTTGTAAAATAAAATCAAAAAATATTTAGAGGGAATTCATTTTTAGAACCCCACTGTTTTTTATAACCCCACTATTTTCCTAAAACAAATTCCTAAAAATAGTTATTCCTCATCCAAAATGAAATCATCGTCCATATTTACAATTAATCCAGTGTAATATGTTTTACCATTACTCTCTTTAATACCAATATTATATTCTTGAATTAATCTTGTAAATTTTTGATTGGAACTTGTATCAAAATATTGACCTTTACTTTTTAGGAATTCATTATAGCAAGTTCTAAAATTATCTCTTTCAACTTTCTCTTTTTTAACAAATGGAACAATTTTATAGTTTTTATCAATAAACTCTTGTAAATAATCAATTTTAATATTGTCATTTTTATAACAATCTTTTGCGTATAACATTTCATCCGTTAAATTAAACTTATCTTGAATAACTCCATACTTCATAATATATGAAAAAATTAAATTCTTTTTTTCAAGCATTTCACCTTCAAACGCATTATTTATTTCAAATGTATTATTAAATGGGATAACGATAATTCTATTCATTATTGCTTTTTCTACATCAAATGATGGCATTTTGTTAGTTAAAATACATAAATTACAAGTAGGTTTAATAGTTTTATTTGATTGGTATAATCCTCTAAAATCAATAGCATCACCGCCAGATATTTTTTTTATAACAGTTGTATTTAAAATATCTTTTTCTTTTAGTTCTGTTACATATCCAATTCTACATTTATCTAATTTTTCAAATTCAGTTGTTAGATTACTTGATTTACTTTCTAATATAACTCTCGTATCAATTGTATCCATTGATTTATTAAAAATATGGTTCAAAATACTAAATAATAATGACTTACCGTTTGAACCACTTCCAGTAAAAAAATATATATAACGAAGAGTTTCGCCAGTTAAAATACTTTTTAGAATATTAATAACTACTTGTTTCGTATCTTCATTTCCATAAAATAAATCTAAAAAATATTTTGCTATATCATTCTCTTCTATTTCAGTCATACTAACATAATTTGCGTTACATTCATACGAAAATAAATCGTTAATAGTTCTATCTGTTACTTCTAATGTTTTCATATTCAACATTTTATTATTTTGAATAGGTAAAAAATACTTCTTTTTGTTTAATAAATTTTCAAAATTACCATCAAATATTTTGTCTTGAATTTCGCGAGTAATATTATTTTTATCATTTGTCTTTCCTAATTTAATTATAATTTCGGCAACTTTTTTAATCTTTTTTTGTAACTTTTCAGCATTTTCTTCATATTTGCTATATTTCTGGACTTGTTCAAGTAAATAATCTTGGTATTTTTTATAATCATTTGCCATTTCATTGGAAATAATTTCTCTAATTTTTTGTCCGGTTTTGAAATATTCCCATAAACATAATTCATTGAAATTATAATATATTTTCTTTTCTATATCAACGCATTTAAATAAATGTCCCCATTTTTTACAGAATATTGTAGCATATCCATAATCTCCACAATCAAATATGGTTTCTTCAATATCTAAAAACTCTTCTGGAGTTACAGAACTTCTATTAAATCTTAAATTATAAGCATTTAGATTATATTTTTTTGCGTAAAAATGAATTGTGCTGATAGATAATCTATCTTTTTGTTTTATAGGTGCTTTCTTGATATGTTTTGTAATTTGATTAACTGCTTCTGCCTTTTTGTTAGTTGAACCAAATTTATAAGTCCATTTAACAAAAGGTTCAGTAGCATACTCACCTAAATCATTTTTAAGTGCTTGTCCAATTGTATTCCAGTCTTTATGGTCTCCTTCATTACACATTTTATGTTGGATACAAACATTCAATAGATAATCAATATCATTATAATTTTCTTCTTCTTCTGTCAGTGTAATATCACTTAAAACACTTTCATTATCTGTTTCTTCTTCTATATCTACCGAAGAACCAAAATTAGGTAAAGATATTGTATTCTCGTCAAAAAATCCAGAAATAATTGTATCTTTCGCTTCTCCTTTCAAAAGAACTAATGGACGATTTTCATCTGGTTTGGATGAGTTCAAACATCTCATTTTACGATTACTATCATAAATACCCTCATCAAATAATTTATCGGTAAAAGGTATATCATTGAATATAAACATTTTATCTGTTTTTTTGGAAGCACAAAACTTATTTATTTGTTTGACAAATTTTGATTGTAACTTTTTAGTTGCTTTGATGTTTGAAATAAAATATCTAACTGAAATTTTAGTTTTATTATTTTTATAGTTGTTAGTATGACTGGTAGCAATAGATATATTAGGTTCAATATTATCTAAAACAGTTTGTAAACAAGTTCTAATAATAACTTCTCCTTCTTCTTCAACAAGATTACAAAGATTTTCAGTAAAGTCTTCTTTCGCAATTGTATCACAATCAATATCAAAATATAATTTGTATTCAAAATCATTATGTTTTAAAACCTCAAATGTAGGTAATTTATTTTCTAATCTTTGTAAAAAATCGTTTTCGGTTGTTTCTAAAAAAGGAGTTTCTTTTTTCCAATAAATTGTATTTGTATAAAAAATATTTGTCATTCTATATATACTATTAAATATAAAAAGTCTTTATATTGTTTTTAATTAATTTATATTATTCCTAAATAATAAAAAATATAAATTTTTAATCTAATAAAATTCTTAAAAATTCTCGTTGTATCTTTTTCCAACAGTCGTATCGTCTTTTAGAATTTCTACCAATTTGTCTTACCTTATCTAAATGGGTTGCTCTATACTTATAAATATGGACTTTGTTTTGACTATATGTAGGTGGCATATTATACTTTACTAATATAATATAGGATAATATCTTTAAATTGTTATTACATTAATTATCATTTTCCTTAATTATCAAATTTACCTTACTAACAAGTAGCATAAATTCGTCATTAGAATTATCTACAAATTCTAATGTCATTTCACTATTGACAAATTGGTATTGTTTATAAAAGTCCATATAAGGCAGTATAGTTGTTTCACCATCACCATCAACAATACAAATACTTAATTTGTTGTTAGTTGCTTTTTCTTTGAGAAGTCTTCTACCTTCTTGAATTCGGTATCCATTGATACATAACTTTTTAAGTGGTTGTAGATGTCCAACCTTCATTCTATAGCGTTTTTTCTTATATTCAATAATTTTTACACTATTCTTATCATAATGCTTCTTTGCCGCATTTCTCATATATTCTTTCTTATCAATAGTGGAAGTTAGATTAGTCATTATCTTTATATAATTAAGGAATATTATTTAAGTTGTTTTTACTAAAATTATTTCAATTTTTTTTTATTTTCAAACCAATTATTTATTTATAAGCATTTTTATCTAATATTTCAAGAAACCCTTTTCTATATCGTTTATCAATCTCCTCATCACAATCAATTATTAAAGGTGAGAATTTTTCAGCAGTAGCATAGTCATACATTCGCAATAATTCGTCTTTGGTTAAACCAATTCCCGCTTCGCTTAAAATCAATCCCAAATCTCTATTGCTTGGTATTTTCAATAAAACCATATAATTAGTGTTTAATCTTATCATTTTAGGAATTTTAAAATAACTCTGCGAAATAAATATTACACTAACACCCAATTTACGACCTCTTATATATACATTCTCAACCATACTCAAATCTTTTGATAAAACCAAATCATCAAAAATAATTAAATGATTGTCTTTTTTGTCAAAATCGTCAATTCTTGGCATTTTACTTAGACCTTCTTGTATGCTAATTTGAGGACAAACATCCATTAACCATTCGTATAAGGGTTCATTTCTATTTTTTGTTAGTATTATACAAGTAGCGAATGTGCCATCACCAGCACTAAACAATCGTAACAAATTAATTACAAAATTAGTTTTACCAGAACCAGATGGTGCTACAACACACATTCTAAAAGGTAGTTTCAACTTATGTAACTCGTAATTAGGGTTATAGGCATTCTGTAAAAATCTTTTTGGTATAACTTCATACATATTTTGGATTTTTCCATCTTTTGGAATATCATCATCTATTTTCTTCTTGCGAGGCATTTATATATATACAATATATTTATTTTTTAAAATTCAACTAAATTACTAAATATAAATATTTAATTAGATTTAGTAATTATTTTAATATCTATTGTATATATATAATGGCGTTATATCCACCTCCTAGAGAAAATGTCCCTATATTTGATAGTTTTAATTTTGAAATAAATAATACAGCACTAACAGTTGATACTGGTTTAGAATACTTTTTAGCATATCCAACAGCACAAGGTGCTCAAACGATGGATGATACTAATATTGCTGGAACATTAGATGTTTTTGGTAATGCTAATTTTTCATCTACACTATTAGGTTCTTTAACTTCTTCAGCACTACAACCAGTATCAAGTGATAGTTCAAATAAAATACCGACCACTGCGTGGGTTCAAACCGCGATTACTGGTGGTGGAGGTGTTTCACCAACTTTATCGCAAGTATTACTTGCTGGCAATAGTGCTGGGGCAACAAGTATTAATATGAATACCAATGCTATTACAAATGCTGGAGCAATTACAACTTCTGGTATACTAACAACAACAAATGCGATTATTATGAATGGTGGACCTACTACTGCTACAAATTATATATTGACAAGACAACTAAGTTTAAAAGATGCTACGAATGGAAATAATAATGGGTCATCAATATTAACAAATGGTAATGTTTTAACAGTTGATAGTGTAGGACCATCTGGCACTAATACATTAACTCAATTCGCATTAAGAAATACAGCAAATACTATAATAACTCCTTTACAACTAACAACAACTGTAAATAATATGAATGTTTCTTTAGATATGACTGGTGGAAATTCTACACTTTCTACAGTATCAAGTAGAGTATATAATTTTAAAGATGTTGCTACTGGAGCAGCAACAACAACAAGAATTTATCAAGATAATTTGGCATTAGCATTAGATAATACACAATTAAATTCTTCCATAATATTTCAAACCAGAACATCTGGTAATGTAACCGTAACACCATTATCTATTGGTAATACTGTAAATAATATGAATGTTTCCTTAGATATGACAAACCCTACTACTGGTGCTTTGAGTTATGTTAATTCAATTATGAGAGCAAGATTATTTGAATTACGAGATTTAGATACAGCAACAATACTACCAAGTTGTGGTATGTATTTTTCTGGTAATAATTTACAAATAGATAGTAACAAAATAGCAGCAGCAAGTCCTACTTCTATGACTTTAAGAACAACAAATACTTCTGGAACAGCATTAGTAAGTAGTTTAGTGATAAGTAGCACAGATATTATAACTAACACACCAACAATTTCATCAACAGCAGATAATTCAAATAAAATACCGACAACTGCGTGGGTTCAAAATGTATTATCTTCATATTCACCATCCAATAATATTAGAAGAGCATCTGCTACTGGAAATTTTACTGGTGCTTCTGGAATAAATCAAATATTTCAATTAAATTTTTCTGGTAGTGGCACAAGTGGTGTATGGTCTCTAAATCAAGGAGTAACATTTAGAGTAAATTATTTTCAATCATTTAATCCAAGAGGAACAACCCCATTTGATAGTCAAAATTATATATCATTTTCCAGTATGTTAACACTATATCCTTATAGATTTTCTTTAAGTTGGTTAGCAGATGTTGTTTCTGGTGGTCCAAGAGGTAGAGTAAGTGATAATGTAATAGTAACTACTGATGGTAATAGTAATACAAATTATGTCGTTCAAGAAGCAACAACTACTCCTAATGGACGGCAATTTTGGTCTAATGCTGCCAGTTTTCAATCAAATAGTAGTTTTGCTGGAAGATTATTTGTATATGGAAGTGGTGGTTCTGTAAATTCTGTATTTTTTGAATTATCAAAACCAAATGGTTATTCAGCAGCAGCACAAACATATAACTATAATTTTTCTATTGAATTAGTTAATCAATCAAGTTTATCATCAACAATTTCTTCAAGTGGTTTCAATATATCTAATCTTTAAAATCCATTTAGGAAAACTTATATATTTGTTAGTATAATTAATTAAACTAATAAATATAATTTCTATTATTATATATATATGACAACTAAATCTTTCCAAACAAATATCACAACAGAAATATTAAGTGCCGATGGAGACAAGTCCCTTAGCATAAGTCAATTAGGTATAACTTTAAAAAGAGATATACTAACAACCCCAATTGAGACAATATTAACACCTTTAGACATAACGGATGTAAATACTGGAAATACTATTAGTTTTGATGATTTAACATATCTTCCAATTGGTTTAGGAGCATTAACCGTTCCTTCAAATACTACAACTTGTAACTTTAATGACGCAATACAACTCCAAGATTACGATTTTACTTTAGCACCACCACCAACTCATAGCGAAGTGAACATTGGGTCAAATCCATCAACTCTATTTGGAATGAATATTACATCAACAACAGCAACTCCATTTACTATAGCATC